AAAGCGACTGGACGAAAGCCATCCAACGCGAACAGATGCAACTCATCCTTGACCGCCTCTCCTGGTTTGATAGAACGATCTTCTCTCTATACCTGCAAGGGTGGAACATGGCTGACGTATCTCGACGGTCTAGCATTGGAGAATCGACCCTTTATCGCTCACTACACATCACCCGAAAAATCCTGAAAGATGTTCTTCGTAACGGCACAAAAGAGGACTGACCGACTTAATATCTGCAAAGGCTGCGAACACTTCGTCGACAAGACCAAGAGTTGCGGAGACCTCGTGACAGAAGCCTTTACCGACTCGGATTTGTGCGGCTGTCATATGCCCACGAAGACACGTCTCAAGGTTGCATCCTGTCCCCTCGGTAAGTGGGAAGCAGAAATCAAACAAGCAGACCTCGAAGCAATCAAGACCTTTCTCAAAACAGAGAACCAATTCAGAACAAACGGACAGCTCGCGAAGCTCTATTCGAAGGTCACAGGAACGAACACCCAAGCAAGTCAATGCAGTTCGTGCAACCGTCGGATGCTTCAGGAGCTACAAAAACTCATAAACGAAACAGAATGAGCTACACAGCAACAGAACGGGAAATCATAGCGGAGAACATCCGACAATTTCTCAAACAAGACAAGAAAGAGAAGTTCGAACACCAGCACTTCGGGGGCGATCCTTTCCTCGTGAAGCGTGTTCTTCCTATGACCCAATATGACAAAGAGACCCTGGAGAATATCGCACGGGATGTCGAGGGTCGTATATTGCACCCATGAGAAACGCAAGAAAAGCCCTCCTCCATGCGAAGAACTTCCTTCTCATTACGGAGAACGATAAAGCAATTCGACTCCATGCGGGGGACGATCCCGCGACTTTACTTCTAACCTTAGCCGTCCATAACGATGAATTCAGATACACCCTCGAAGCCGTCCTCGATCAAGCCAATGAAACTCTCGGGGATCAAACAAAACCCGACGAACCCTCGGATAATTAAAGACGATAAATTCCAGAAGCTCGTAACGAGTATAAAGGAGTTTCCGGAGATGCTCGAAGCCCGTCCAATTGTAGTCAACCCGGATATGATTGTCCTCGGTGGCAACATGAGGCTGAAGGCAGCCAAAGCCGCAGGACTGACCGAGGCACCCGTCTATGTCGCTACGTGGGAAGAAAGCAAGGCGAAGGAGTTCATCGTAAAAGATAACGTCGGATTCGGGGAATGGGATTGGGATATCCTCGCGAACGAATGGGATGCAACGGAACTCGATGAATGGGGTCTCGATGTATGGCAACCCGAAGAAGAAGAAGAGGTCGAAGGATTGACCGACCCCGACGAAGTACCCGAAGTACCGGAAGAGCCGAAGACCAAACTCGGGGACTTGTATATTTTGGGAGACCATCGTTTGTTGTGTGGGGACTCGACAAAAGCCGAGGACGTGGAGCGACTTATGGATGGAAAGGAGGCAGACATGGTTTTCACCGACCCGCCTTATGGCATAGACGTAGTGAAAAACGGGGGAATTGGATCAGGTGGCAAATACGCAAAAAGCGGAAAATATCGGGAAATAATTGGAGATGATGTTCGTTTTGATATTTCTATAATTAGAAGAAATTTTAATTGCAATTTGTTTTTATGGGGAGCAAACTATTATTGTCATGATTTAGAGGAAACGAACTCATGGGTTATATGGCAAAAGATAGAGTCATCATTGACCTTTTCGGATGGTGAAATGGCATGGACGGATTTAAAAACGCCGCTTAGGATTTACAAACATATATGGGCGGGTAGTATGCGTTCGGGAAATCATAAAGACGAGCTGAAAACAAGAGTTCACCCGACGCAAAAACCCGTGACCTTATTTGTGGAAATATTTAATGATTTGATGCCGACAAAAAAAAATATTGTTGATTTATTTCTCGGTTCAGGCTCGACGCTAATAGCAGCAGAGAAAACAAACCGCAAATGTTACGGCATGGAATTAGACCCGAAGTATTGCGACGTTATTGTAAAGCGATGGGAGGATTTTACAGGTAAAAAGGCGGGGCTATGGAAGCCGTAAAAGTGAACAATCGGAACACCAAAAAAGAGCAGATGCTCGAAGCATTGGAGAAGTCGCTCGGTATCGTTTCCACGGCTTGCAAGATGGTAGACGTAGGACGAACGACCCACTACCAATGGATGAAAGAAGACCCCGACTACAAGAAGGCGGTCGACTCAATCCAAGACGGTGTTCTCGACTTCGCAGAATCGCACCTTTACAAACTCGTGAAGGAAGGCAACCCCGCAGCGACTATCTTCTTCCTCAAGACTAAAGGCAAGAAGCGCGGTTACATCGAACGGCAAGAGATAGAGGTACAAGAGAAGAAGCCGCTCTCATGGCTGGATAGCTAAATTTATTTGGTATATTTGACAAAACAAACGAGCATGAATCTTCATCTTTACAGCGTACCGGGTTTATTGGGCTTACTCCGAAGTAGCAAGGCAGACACAAAGAAAATTATCGAGGAGGAGATACAGAAGAGGGAAAAACAAAACGGTAGAAAGTACCCTCGTCCTTGGTGAAACTCCCCGCGACATATTACCACGTTAAAGAATGCAAGTCGAAGATTCAAATCCACCAGGGCGGGACACGCTCCGGGAAGACGTACTCCATCCTCACGGCACTCATTGAGCTTTGTCATAAGAACTCGGGGCTGGTTATCACCATATGCCGAAAGACATTCCCAGCACTTCGAGCCACCGCGATGAGAGACTTCTTCGAGATACTCAACAACGAGGATGTCTACAACCCCGACCTCCACAACAAGAGCGATGCAACGTATCAACTATGGGGCAATATGGTTGAGTTCATTAGCATCGACCAACCGCAAAAAGTAAGAGGACGAAAGCGAGACGTTCTATTCATAAACGAAGCCAACGAGATCAACCTCGAAGATTGGCGGCAACTCCTCCTCAGAACAACGGGGAGGGTGCTTTTAGATTATAACCCATCAGACGAATTCCATTGGATCTATGAAGAAGTCATCCCACGAGAAGACGCAGAGTTCTTCCGAACCACGTACAAAGACAACCCGTTCCTCCCTGAAAGTGTGGTCATGGAAATTGAGCGGTTTAAAACAGCAGACGAGAACTTTTGGAAAGTATATGGTCTCGGTGAACGAGGAACCTCACAAGCAACCATCTTCACCCACTGGAAAGAAATAAATCAAATACCCAATGAATACAAGCTCCTCAACATCGGACTGGACTTCGGATATACAAACGACCCAACCGCCATCGTCCGAGTCTATACAGACGGACACGGATTCGCAGTCGACGAAATCTGCTACGCGACAAGACTTACGAATTCGGATATTGCAAAAGTCCTCCGAGATAATCAAGTTGATAGATCGGATGTTGTTATCTGTGACTCCGCTGAGCCAAAGAGCATCGACGAGATACACGCTCACGGATTCAATACTCACGGAGCAAGAAAGGGAAAAGATTCGGTTAAAAATGGAATCCAATTCCTCCATTCGCGACCGCTTCTTGTCACGGCTCGGAGTGTAAACCTCATCCGGGAGCTTCGCAACTATAAATGGAAGGAAGACAAGAACGGGAAGCAACTCAATGAACCCGTCGACAAATTCAACCACGCCATCGACGCGATGAGGTACGCGATCACATTCAACCAAACGAACCCGAACTTCGGCTCTTATGCTATTGGATAGAAAAAACTTTTATCCGTAAACCCCTGTAAACAAAGGGATTAAGAAAAAAAGAACGAAATAAAGCAAAATAAATTTGGAGATAAAGAAAAGAATTGCGTATCTTTGAGACATCAAACGAAACAAACAGACCATGAACAACGTAACAACTACAAAAGATTTTAAAGGTCAATACTCAATTGAAGTAACTACGCCAAAGGGAGCAACGTACACCTTCACTCTACGTAATGAGTCAGGAATGGAATATGCTAGCAAGACAGATTTTTGGAATTTAACTACTTATGATGATGTAGACATGGACTGTTTACAATGGTGGCCAAGTAAAAAAGCTTGTTTGCGCACTGTCATTCAATCAATTGATTTTGACTACGCTGCTGCAAAATACGCTAGCGAATATTAAAACGAAATCGCAGCATGAAAAACGAACCCGAATGGTTTCAAGAGGTGCTTGACCGCACCGAACAAACCGAATCCTTCCTCCTGTCTTAACAGCCCCTCACGGGGCTTTTTTTTTGCCCTAACTTTCCGCACGTAAGGAAACCAAAGAAAACGAGTTATACATATGATGGAACTCAAACTCCCACACCGATGGTCTGACCTCTCACTCGGAGAACTCCAAGTCATGATGACCGCAGACAACCCCCTTGAGAA